CGTAGTAGAGAAGTTCGGCGGTATACGATCCGTCGGGCTGCGGCAGAACTTCAAACTGCTGGCCGACAGTCGTGAAGAACATCGGCTGGCCTGCGGCGCTATAGACTTGGCTGTCTTCTGTAAGCTGTTCCGGCGTGACGTAAACCAGCGGCGTGATTGGGTTTGTGTTCAACTGGAACCGGATCGTTTCTTTCCAGTCAGCAGGAACAGCAAAATACGGCGTATCCATAGTTGCGGTCGCCCGCGTCACCATCTTGCGGTGACGGATTTGGCGGCTCATCTGCGCTTCAGCAAGCGAGATAAAGTTCGGAATAGCAGATGTCAGATCAGACCGATTGAGCCAATCGGCGACTGCGGTCTTCAACTCTGAATACGTCGTAATCGCCATTAAACAGTCCCCGGCCTTGTGCGGAAGTAGCGGTTGTCAGGATCGTTCAACCACTTCTTCATGCGCTCTTGGTCTTTCGTAATACCTTGACGCTCAAGTTCATAATACACTGAAAGCGGGATCGTGCCAACCTTTGTCCACTCACCCCAGCGTTCCGGTGCATCGTTAAATTCTTGCTTATTGCTCTCAATGATCGCCGAGACATCTTGCTCTTTAGAGATGATGGCTTCGTCTTTGTCGGCGTCATAGTTGTAGAAAGTTTTGATGCCTGTGAAGGCGTCATCATTGATAAGGCGTTTTGCCATAAATACCTCATAGTAGATGAGGGGGCACTTGGCCCCCTCACCCATTTAACCTTACGAAGTCGTGAGGTCGGCCACGATACCGTGCGCAGCCTGATTGTTGACCTTCAGACCGTATTCGACAAGGAGGAGAGCCTTCTCGGCATCGCCCGTCTTGGCAAGGTCGATCTTCTGGATCGGACGCAGAACCGCCATCGCGGCGTAATCGGGATCGACGATGAACGCGTCACGGTCACGCTGGAAGCGGTTAGGAACGATGTTGACCGTACCGAAGTCAGACACATAAACGTCGGCAGCGCCGATGATCTGCGCCTGCTGACCAGCCGGAACGTCACGATAGCGCGTGGCGATACCCGTGAACGCAGAGGCAGCCGTCTTGTTGAACGGACCAACCATCAACATCTTAGGCGTGCCACCCGAAGTCCAGACGCTCTGAATGACCGTCTTCAGCAGGGCTTCCGAGAAAGCGCGCTGCGTACCGTCGGTACGAGCAGCCGTCGGGGTCGAGCCAACCGTCGGGTTCGCGCCGCCTGTGCCGAACGACGTGTTCGAAGTCAACCAAGCAGGCAGACCAGCGGTACGACGAGCGGTCGTGGTGTTACCGGCGACAGCAGCTTGGTTAGCAAGCAGTGCGCTTTCCATGTCACGCTTCAGTTCCGAACCCAGCTTGGCAAGCTGATAGGTCATTTCCGAACGACGACCAGCCTTATCGACTGCTTCGAGCGTACCGGAGATCACGACGTTCTTCGTGCTGATCTGCGTGTAGTTACCAACGCGGCTGGTTGGCGTAACAGCAGTGAACGAAGAAATGTCGTCACCTTCGAGCGCGGCGTTAGAAGCCGAGGCAGCAGCCAGAGCGTCCGTCTGCCATTCGAAGTAGGTGTTCTTAACGCTCTCGCGGCCGATGTTCGAAATGAACGGCGTTTCTTCCGGCGAGATGTTATAGATGACGTTCGACAGGTCTTCACGAATACCGATAGCGGAGTACCGGGTAAAAGTATTTGCTACAATAGCCATTAGTTCACATCCTTATTAAATGAGTTTGTCCAACAGGGCCGCCGCATCTGCGATACGGCCAGTACGCGCAAGGCGCTGGGACGCTTTCTTTACATCGGTGGAACGTGTGTTGATCTGAGTACCGGAAGAACCGGGGCGAACGATCCGGGCAACCTTCTTTGGCTGTGCCTTCACTTTCTCCACTTTCTTCTGACCCTTATCAAACATCATAGCTTTGCGAAGGATTGAGACGTGACTGGCCTGAACAAGTGCACTTAGGTCGCGTTCGCTAAACCCGTTATTCAAAGCCCATTCACGAAGTTCCTTAGCTTCGCTCTGCATAACTCCTTCGTCTTTCCATTCAGGAATGACATCAGGAAGTTTGGCGCGTTCTGCCTGAACAAACTCGGACAAAGCCCGTTGTTGATCGTTGGCCGTTTCCTCTGCAACTCGCTTCTGCTCGGCCTCAATCGCTTGAAGTTTTGCAGCGCGCTCTTGATGAGATTTGCGCCAGTGCCGTTCCAACCGCGCCGCCTCAATGGGGTCTTCGTTATAAAGATTGTCCCAATCAGGCTCAGCCTCGGACTGCACCTCAAGTTGTGCTTTAAGCACTGGGAGCAGTTCCGCGTATTGAGCGCGTTCCATACGGATCGCTTCGGCTTCGCTTTGGAACGACTTTCGTTCTTCGGCTAATGCCTGAGTTTTCCGTGTGTAATCCGAGTAACGAGAATAACCTTTCCGAAGTTCGTCAAGGGTGACTTCCAATTCTTTGCCATCATCTTTTACCTTGATGACTAGATCGTCGGGAAGTTCCTGTTCGATGACCTCTTCAGTGTCGTCCTCTTCATCCGGGTCGGACTGTTCGTCTTCATCTTCTTCCGAGTATTCCTCGGCTTCAGTTTCTTCCGCGTCGTCCTGAGCCTCTTCAGGCTCTTGCGCCTCGGCCTCGTCTTGGGTGTCCTCTTCAGGGCCAAGCAGTTGGTCGATGGCTAGTGTTGCTTCGTGGAGGCCGATCCCGGTATAGGGGTTGCCGACTTGTTCCGTCATATAGCACCTTCTTTAGTAAATGTTAACTCCTCGACTTGGCGACTAAGCCGTTATCAAGGATTGCCTGTAGGCGGGCTTTCAAACGCTCAAGTCCTTTGAGCGTGTGAAACATGTTAGAGCGCGCTTCATGGTCGGCCGGGGCTGACATGCGCCACTCTTCAAAGATGTCTCTCTCCACTTCAGCAAATGCCTCCTTGAGAAGTTCATCCTCAAGGAGACGCTTGGCATGGTTAGCTTTTGTGATAGGGTCCATTAGATCAACGGTTCGTAACGTGGGTTAACCATTGCGCCTGCCGGGCCAGTTGTAGTGGGAGCCACTACATTAGACTGCGGCGCGAAGAACAACGCTTCCGGCCCGAAGCCGTACCGCTCATAGTCGGCAATGGCCGGGTTCAGTTGTCGGCTTGGGCCTGTGGGCAAACCGCCAGCGCCCATGCCCGGTCCGAACGGCGAGACATACGGCTCTGCCGTACCTGTGTCGCTTCCGCCACCGAACAACCCTGCCCCTGCGCTGCCAACCAAAGAGGCAAGCGTAAGGTAATCTGTCAGGCCCATGTTGGCTGTGAGCCGGTCCAGTAGGCTCTTTTGTTCTGGCCCCATCGCAACGTCTTTAAGCAATGTCTCAGTTGGCGTAAACTTTTCAAGTGGAGCCACATCTGGGATTAATGGCGTAACAACTGGGATTTGTGCCCCTGTCGGCGCAGTTGCAACGATCTCTGGCCCGGCCTCTAAGGGCTGTTCTGTTTGCGCGGGCTGAGTAACTTGTGCTGGCGGTGTGACAAGGCTTGGCGCAACATTAGCCGCCGCCGAACCAACTGCGCTACCCACCGCACTCGGTGCAGCTTCTCTAATTGCTGTCGCTAATATATCCCCCGCAATGCTTGGGGCGACAGCTTGAGCCGCAGTGCTAAGACCCGCCGACGCTACATTTTGAGCAGCGGTGGCAGCAATGTCGTCCAGCAGTGAGGGCAGGTTTGATAAAGCATCCCCCGCAAGTGACGTGGTTGGAGCAACAACGCCTTCTGTTGGGACAGCGCGGCCGAGTATTTGGCCTCCAAGGGCTGAACCTCCGGCGGATAAACCGGCTCGAAGTAACGTCTCCCCGATGCCGCGTCCTTGCGCAACGCTAGACGCGGTTGAGCCAAGAGCCGCGCCAAGAACGGGGCCGACACCGGGAATGAAACTTGCAGCAATCGGAAGCGCCACATCAGCAATCTTGCCGAGAATGTTCTTGTTCACCTTCTCGTTGGCAACGTCGTAAAAATACGTCTGAGGTTCGCCAGTGTCGGTAATCGCCCGTTCACCCGTCTGGATTGTCCAACCAGCTTTATTGCCCAACGTATCGCTTAGGTTCTGACCAATCGCCACAGCTTGACGCGCAGCTTCTGGGCCGACGCCACTGAACAAGACTTGGCCGCTCTTATCGACGATGCGAACATCTTGGTCGGGTTTAACCCGGAAGGTGTTGTCCTGCAAAATGCCAGTGGGATTGCCTTTGTTAGACACCGCCGACGTAATCAACTCGCCGACAGGCATCATAAAACCACGATCAATTCCACGATCAAATGCGGGTGTATCACCAAATGGCATTACATCATTCCTTCTGGCGGAAGTTCGGGCTGCGGCTGCATTTCCTGCATCGGCATTTGTGCTTGCTGGACTGCCTGCGCCATCTGTGCGTTCTGCGCAGCCTGCGCAGCTTGCACTGCCGCACGATCCATCTCGCCTTGCTGGCGCAGGAACTCACGGTCACGCTGCATCAAGGCTTCGATGTTGGCCGTGTTGACTTGTGCACCATACTTGGCTTCAATCTCGGCTGCCTTAATCATAAGATCGGCGTCGAGTTTGTCACGCTCACGGTCGTCCTTGCGCAGCATCTCTTCACGCTGCAACTCAAGTTCGGCTGCCTTCTTCTGGATGTCAGCGCGGATCGCTTCCATCTGCACCTGAGACAACATCTCTTCAGGCGTTGGCTGCGGCGGTGCGGGCGGAGGCGGAGGCGGCATCATGGCCGGGTCGTTGAAGAATACGGTCGGGTCTTTGTAACCGGCAAGCGCCATCATCTGGGCCAGCGTATTGTAGTAGCCCTGCATGTTCACCAACGGAGCGCCCATCTGCATAAGCATCTCTTGCTTGGCAGCGACTTGGCCCAAGAACGCCATCTTCTCTTCGTTGCTGCCAACGCCAAGTGCGACGTTCACGACAACATCCATCGTCGTGTCCCACACACGTGGGTCAATCGGCACGAACTTGTTGTTTAGACGCACCATGCGGGCAGCGTCTTGGTTCTTGGCAATAAGTTGCAGCGACTTCTTGAACAGACCCTTCATACCTGTTTCAGCGAAGATACGGCAAATCAGTTCAATGTGCTGAGCCGCAGCCGAGATTGTGGCCGCAACAGCGGCGCGGGTCGAAGACTGAAGCGCGTTTGCATCCAGACCGGCCGCAGCTTTAGAGATACCCGTGCGGTTCTCACGAATTTCGTCCATATACTGCAACATCGGGAAGGCTTGCTGCCCGACGAACGGAATGGTGAACGGCTGCACCATACCCGGTGCGCGCATACGGACGATACCGCCAACTTCGGTGTTCATCACATCTTCAAGATTGACTTGGCCTTCGACAACGCCCGTGCGTGGGTGGATCGACTGAGCCAAGCTGTCCAACGTGTTACGCAGGATGTTCGACTTGATAAGCTGAATGTCCATCGTCACGTCGGCCACAGACATACCGAAGAATGTGTGCGGCTCTGGATCGGGGCAGAAGTCTACGAACGGAATAAAGTCGCAGGCTTCATAGTGAAGTATCTTATTGGCCGAGCCAGCAACGCAGACGCGGCAAAGTTCGGCAATGCCGTCGCCATCCATGTCAACGTAGACATAGCATTCCATGTAGAGGACTTTGCGCGACGGAATATCCGTCCGGCCTGTGATCTGTACGGTTGCTTGCGGATTACGGTCGAAAGTTTCTTCGTTACCACCAAAGTCATCTTGCGTTTCAAAGCCAAGGTTCTCAACTTCGTCCCACTCGTAGCCCATCTTCATAAGATCGGACACGGTGACATAGCGGCGATGCGCGACAAACTCGGCCGTCTCGATAGAACGAGCACGACGGTCGATAAGAAACTCTTCCGGCGGGACGGACTGGACACGCAAGCGGCCCTTCTCGACCGTGCGGACAACCGTGCATTCATAAGTCGCGGGCTGCGTCTGTCCCATCATGCCCATCGGCGTTTCGGTGATAGTTTCGCCGTAGCTAATTTCTACGTCCTTAACTTCGACGGTAGGGTCGGACTGAAGGACTGAGAATGCGGCCTCATCTAAGCCGGTGAAATAGTGGGTCGTAACTTCTTTGTCGGTATCCCACCAAACTTTCATGATCCCGTTCTTGCGGATCAGGGCGTCCTTAAACGTCGAGTAGCATTCGACGAACAGGTTGTTATCCCGCGTCAAGCAGTAGTTTACATAGTCGGTCGCTTGCTGCGCATCAGCGACATCTTCCGGGCCATTCGGCGCAAACTCGACGACGTTGTTCGCGGCAAAGAAGACTTTCATGATCGACGGCATCATGGCCTGCACGGTATCGCGCACGTCCATAGAGATAGCCTGTGACCGGCCCTCTTCTTCGTTGCCGAAGGGTTCGCCCTTATAGTACTGGCCAGCAAGCGCACGCTCTGGCGAGATCACATCGTCGATATATTCCTGCGCATCGTCAATTTCAGCGACGATAATGTTCTGAAGTTCTTCTTCAGATACCGGTTCTTCGACCGTTTCCTCTTCCATCTCAGGCTCTTCGATGGAAACTTCCGTCCCATCGGGAAGTTCAAACTCAACTTCCTTGGACATGGCCTCGCTATCGCCGTCTTCGGAGTTGGCGTTGGGAACACCGGTATCCTGATACATACCTTTGTTCTTAGCCATCTCGGCCTTGGTCGGCTTACGGTTATTGCGATATGCCATGTTTTAGCCTTACTTCTTTTTGGACTTACCAGCCTCAGACAAGGCAATAGCAATAGCTTGTTTACGCGATTTAGCCAAGGGAGCCTTTGCCGGACCCTTGGGATTGACACCAGCGTGCAGTGTACCGCGCTTAAATTCGCCCAT